GTCTTGCAGCATCCGACCGGCTATTACGAGTCGCGGATCAGCGTGGACCGGGCCGGGGACGGCTACCGCGTCTCCGACGGCGGCGTGATCTACGGTCCGTGGCTGGAGGGCACCGGCTCCCGCAACAGCCCCGTCACCCGGTTCCCCGGCTACGCCACGTTCCGCCGTACCAAGCCCCTGGTCGACAAGCGGGCCCGTGAGATCGCGGTCCGTCTGCTGGCCCGCTACAAGGCGATGGGGCTGATCTGACATGGCCCTCGACATCCGCACCATCCTCGACGCGGTGGAGTCGCACGCCCTCGCCAGCGGGTTCTTCCAGGCCGTCAACGGACACGAACCCAAATCCGCGCCGCAGAACGGACTCACCGCCGCGGTGTGGGTAGAGCAGATCGGGCCCGCACGCGGCGGGGCTGGCCTGTCGTCGACCAGCGCCCGTCTGGCGCTGTTCGTGCGCCTGTACACGCCGATGCTGCAAGAGCCCGAGGACGCCATCGACCCTGACCTGATGACCGCCCTCGACGCCCTCATGACCGCCTACTCCGGCGACTTCACGCTCGGCGGCCTGGTCCGCGACGTCGACCTCCTCGGCACCTACGGCGACCCGCTCGGCGCACGCGCCGGCTACCTGACGACGTCCGGCGCCGAATACCGGGTGATGACGATCACCCTCCCCCTCATCGTCAACGACCTCTGGGAGCAGGTGGCATAGATGGCGAAGAGCTCCGGCCTCGGAGACAACTTCTATCTCGCGGGCTATGACATGTCCGGCGACATCAACAGCGTGGCCCTGTCTGGTGGGCCGGCGACGCTGGACGTGACGGGGATAGACAAGTCGGCCTACGAGCGGATCGGTGGTTTGCGCACCGGTCAGATGTCGTGGAAGGCGTTCTTCAACCCGGACCTCGGGCTGACGCACGACAAGCTTTCCGCGCTGCCGACTGCGGACGTGCACTGCATGTACATGCGGGGGACGACGCTGGGGAATCCGGCGGCGTGTCAGGTGTCGAAGCAGATCAACTACGACGGCACCAGGGCGGACAGCGGCGAGTTCACCTTCAGCGTTGAGGCGCAGTGCAACGGCTTCGGGCTGGAGTGGGGGCAGTCCCTCACCGCGGGAAAGCGCACGGACACCGGCGCCGCCAACGGGACGAGTATCGACACCGCCGCTTCGGCTGCGTTCGGAGCGCAGGCCTATCTGCAGGTGTTCGCCCCGTTCACTGGCACGGATGCCACGGTGACCATCCAAGACAGCGCTGACAACGTCACCTTTGCGGACGTCACCGGGCTGACCTTCACGCAGATCACCACCGCGCCGACGTCTGAGCGTCTCGCTACCGCGTCGGGGGCGACGGTCCGCCGCTACCTGCGCGCTGTGACCAGCACGACGGGCGGCTTCACCTCGCTCACGTTCGCGGTGGTCCTGGTGAAGAACGCGACGGCGGTGGCGTTCTGATGAACCGAATCCAGCCCCAGATGGGCGCCGAAGCCTACAAGACCTACTCGATCGCCGCCCCGGCCAGCACGCACTTCCGCAAGGCCACCTGCGCGGAGACCAACTGTCCGGACTACCTCAACGGTTGGCGCGTCCGTGTCGAGGGCTTGCCGCCGGAGATGCTGCACACGGCCAAGACTGCCCGTTTCCAGGTCAACGGCAGGTGGGTGCCGTACCGGTACGCCGAGGTCCCTGTGGCGGAGGGCGAGACGTGGCTGCACTTCGAGGCCGGCCAGCCCTGTTTCCGCGCCGGTGAGCACCGGATGCGGATCGACAAGCCGGAGTTGTTCCTCGTTCGCGACGGGGACTGGCGGGGCAACCCGCGCGGCACGAAGGCCCGGATGCACCAGCGCCCGGAGTCCTGGGTGGAGGACTTCGGCGAGCACCAACAGAACATCGCAGACGAGATCGCGAAGGGGTGACGGCATGACGACCGATACGCAGCTGCGGCTGGTCGTGGACGGTATCGACCTCAACGGCGAATACGACGTGATCGAGCTCAGCACGCCGCGCGCGGTGCACGTGATCCCCACCGACTCGGGCGCCCGACGGCAAGTGCTTGGCCCGGCGTCCTTCACGATCCTGATCTCCAACCCGAGCGACCGCCTGTTCGCGCTGGTCGACGGCGGCAAGACGGTGCGCGGGGTGAAGGTCGTTGCCGACTGGGTGAACAACTCGATCACCCACCCGACGCACTTCCACTGGGGCTGGGTCGGAGCTGATGGAGTCCGCAAGATGTTCGGCTCTCTCGCACCCGACCGGGAGCGCGAAGCCAAGTGGGTCGAGGAGCTGCCCGCCACGGTCAGCACCGCAGAAGCAGAAGGGAAGTAAGCCATGGCGAAAAGCAGCGGATTGGGTTGGTCGACCGCGTCTGTCGATGACAGCAGCGGCACCCCGCAGGCCATCAAGAACGACTTCACGAACCTCCAGTTCGCCACCCCGCGCGGCGTGCAGGACATCACCGGCATCGACAAGTCCGCGTACGAGCGGCTGCTGCTGCTCGCGGACTTCAGCCTCACGCTGAACGGCGTCTTCAACCCGGCCAGCAACATGAGCCACGACGTGTTCAAGACCGTGCCCAGCACCTCGGTGAACAGGACGGTGACGCTCACCGTGTCCGGCAAGACCCTCGCCAACGAGGTGCTGTTCACGGACTACCCGCTCACCCGCTCCGACAGCGGCGAACTCACCTTTGCCGTGCCTGGCGTCCTGGCTGACGGCACCGTACCTACCTGGGCATAGCGGGCAATTCGGGCACAGCTCGGGAAGGGAAAACCCCGCATGGGCTACAAGCGGAACCGGAAGATCTACCACCTCGTATGGGCGGACGGTGAGTACGAGGGCCTTGAGGTCAACGTCCGAACGCTGAACATCGGGCAGCTCATCGAGGCTAAGACCGGCAAGGGCGTCAACGGCAAGGACGGCCTCGAAGGCAACGTCGAACTCCTCGCGTCGCTCATCGTCGACTGGAACCTCGAAGACGAGGTCACGGGCGAGCCGGTCCCGGCCACCCTCGAAGCGATGAAGAACGAGGACGACGACCTGATCCTCGCCATCATCAGCCGGTGGATGGAGGCAGTCTCGGGGGTTGCGGCCCCTTTGGACACTCCCTCACCCTCTGGCGAGATTTCCCAGGTGGCATCGATTCCGACGGAAGCCCTGTCACCGAGCCTGGCGAGCTGACTTACGCCCGCATGATCCTCGGCCTGTGTGATCGCTGGCACAAGCTGCCGTCAGAGATCGAAGCCGAGCCTGCCGAGACGTTCCGCCTGCTGGAGATCGAGCGATTGGGGGTGAACCCAGAAGATGACCAACGTGGTGGAGATCCTGGTTACGGCTAAGAATCTCACCGGCCCCGCGCTGGCTGGCGTCAACGCGCAGGTGAACTCTGCCGGCGCGGGGATGCGCGCGTTCCACAAGACAGCGTTGATCGCCGGTGCGGGGCTCGCTGCGATCGGTGTCGAGTCGATCAAGATGGCCGCCAAGTTCGACTCCAGCATGACGCTCCTGCACACGCAGGCGGGTGTGGCGCAGAGCAAGATGGCCGGGCTGAAGCAGGGCGTCCTCGACCTGGCAGGGAAGGTCGGCCAGGACCCCGATTCGCTCGCTGAGTCGCTGTTCCACGTTGAGTCCAACTTCGAGAGCATGGGGATCTCCTCGAAGAAGGCCCTATCGCTCGTCGAGACCGCGGCGAAGGGTGCCACCACCGGCCATGCAGACCTGGTCGACGTCACCAACGCGCTGACCGCGGCGGTCGCTTCGGGTATCCCCGGGGTACAGAACTTCGACAAGGCGATGGGTGTCCTCAACGCCACCGTCGGTGTCGGCGACATGAAAATGCAGGACCTCGCGGCCGCTTTCGGCAGCGGCATGGTCGCCACCGTCAAGGGCTTCGGCCTCAACATCCAAGACGTCGGCGCCGCCCTCGCCGTGTTCGGCGACAACAACATCCGCGGCGCCCTCGCAGGCAACCAGCTGCGGATGAGCGTCATGGCGCTGGCCAAGCCCGTAGCGTCGTCCGGCGACGCCCTGTCGAAGCTCGGGCTGGAGCAGGACACCCTCGCCAAGGACATGCAGAAGGGCGGCCTGAAACTCGCCCTGGAAGACCTTGTCAGCCACATGCACAAGGCGGGCATCTCCTCCAAGGAGCAGGGGCAGATCATCACCGAGGCGTTCGGCCGGAAGGCCGGTGCGGGCCTCAACGTGCTGGTGTCGCAGATGGACCGTCTGGAGTCGAAGTACCCGGCGCTGGCGGAGGGCGCGAACAAGTTCGGGGATGCGTGGGCGGGCACGCAGAAGACGTTCGCGTTTCAGATGAAGGCGTTGCAGGCGTCGTTCGACGCCCTGATGATCACGGTGGGGCAGAAACTCATCCCGCCCGTGCAGGCCTTCGTCAGCCTGATGCTCGCCCACAAGGGCGCAACGGTCGCCTCGACCGCAGCGATTGCCGGTCTCCTTGCTGCCACAGTTGCAGTCTCTGTCGCCATGAAGGCAGCCGCAGCCGCAACGATGCTATGGAGCGGCGCCACGCGGGGAGTCGCAGCAATCAAGGGCGTGTTCGAGACCGTCGCCCTGAAGGCGCTGTACATGCAGGACGCTTTCACTGCTGCTGGCGGGGGTGTGCGGGGTCTACGGGCGGCGTTCTCGTCGCTGGGGACGGTCGCGAAGGGCAGCATCATCCTCGCTGGTTTGGGGCTGGCGGCTGTTGGGATTCAGAAGTTGGCGACGATGGCGCGCGGCGCGCCACCGGACGTCGACAAGCTCACGACGAGCCTGAAGACCCTCGCTGCGACCGGCAAGACGACGGGTGAGCTGAAGTCGTCCATTGGCAGTGTCGACGAGTTCGTGGCCAAGCTGAACGCGATGCAGAAGGGCCAGTCCGACCTGGACAAGGGGCTGGAGTGGCCGAAGAAGATCGCCGGGATCGGGCCGCTGATCGACGCGGTCACCCCGAAGATCGACGACCTCGTCAACGGGGGAAAGTCGATCGGCGCGATGAAGGACGACTTCGCCTCGTTCGATGAGGGACTGGCCCAGCTTGCGCAGGGCGGTCATGCGAAGGAGGCCGCGGACGCCTTCAAGGGGTACCAGGCTGCGCTGCTGTCTTCTGGGCGCACTCAGAAGGACGTCGCAGCGCTGTTCCCGAAGTATTCGCTGGCTGTGGCGGATGCGGGGGCGGAGTCGAAGCTGACGGCCAAATCGATGGGGCTGTTCGGCGACGCGGCGGTGGCAACGCAGAAGGACCTCGACGCCGAGGCGATGAGCGCGAAGGGCCTCGAACAATCGATCATGGCGTTGAATGCGGTCCACCGTGGCGCGTTCGATGCCGAGACCGCGTTCCAGCAGGCGATCAGCGACACCAAGAAGGCGCTCAAGGACAACGGGAAGACCCTCGACGTCCACACCGAGTCGGGCCGGAAGAACCGTGACGTCGTCTCGCAGATGGCGGCCCGGACTGAGGATCTCGTCGATAAGAAGATGAAGGAAAAGGCTTCTTGGAGCGAGGTCGACAAGGTCTACAAGCAGGGCCGCCAGAGCATCATCGACTTCGGTATCGCGGTGTACGGGAGCAAGGAAAAGGCGGAGGAGCTCGCCGATCAGCTGCTCAAGACGCCTAAGGCCAAGGGGTTTGACCTCAAGGTCAACAAGGAGAACGCGCAGCACGACCTCGAATCGTTCAACGCGGCAGTGAAGAAGACGCCGGGCGCGAAGTCGGTGACGCTGAAGACGCTGTCGAAGGGCGCCGAGGCGATCCTGGAGGCCTTTGGGTTCAAGGTTCAGCACCTCCCGAACGGCAAGGTCAAGGTGACTGCGGCGGCTGGCGGCGCACTGAGTGCGATCGGCAACGTCAGTGGCGCGTTGGACCATCTGGACGGAAAGACCGCGACGACCTACGTCAGGACGAAGTACGTCAACGAGTTGGCCAAGCCGGGCCAGTCGGTGCACGACGTGGTGGGCGCCACCGGCGGCCTGTACACGGGCCGCTCGTTCCGGCACGGCTACGCAGACGGCGGTCTCGTCTCCGGCCCTGGCACCGGTACCAGCGACGACGTGTTCGCGCCGTGGCTCAGCAACGGCGAGTTCGTCATGAAGGAAGCCGCAGTACGCAAGTACGGAGAGCGGTTCATGATGGCCCTGAACGAGGGCCGCCTGGACATGCCGCACTTCGCCAGGGGCGGCAAGGTCACCAAAGCCCAGCAGCGGGCCCGGGAGGCAGCGAAGGCGGAGGCCGACGCCCGGCACGAGGCGATGGGCGATCTGACCATCAGCCGCTTCGGGCACATGGCTGGCTACAAGCGGAGTGAGTTCGGGTCGGCGCTCGGTAGGCCAGACAGCGTCAGCAGTTTGGTGGACGCGCTCAATCAGTGGCGCAGCACCATTTTGAAGGCGACACACGGGGGCACGGAGTCGCGGCTGTTGAAGCAGCTCGATAGCACTGGCCGGAGCCTGCTGAAGTACGAGAAGCAGCTGAACAGCGTCACCAAGAGCCTGGAGAAGGCCAAGGACAAGCTGGCATCTCTGAAGGATGCGGCGGCTTCGCTCCGCGACAACGTGAAGTCCAGCCTGATCAGCTCGGCGAACATCACCAAGGGCGCGTCGGGTGAGGGCACGGTGACGCTGGCGGGGATCCGGGGCGGGATGTTCGCGTCGCGGGACAAGGTGGTCGCGTTCGCCAACGCGCTCAAGGCTCTCAGGTCGAAGGGCTTCAGCAAGAGCATTATCCAGCAGGTCGCTGAGGCGGGTATCGACGGCGGCGGTCTGGAGACGGCCGGGGCACTGTTGCAGGCCAGCGCGTCCGAGGTGTCGTCGATCAACACGGTGCAGGGGCAGATTGAGTCTGCGGCGGGCGCCGCGGGCAAGACGACTGCGGACGCCGTGTACGGGAAGGCGATCAAGGATCAGACGGCGCAGGTGAAGAGGCTGCAGCATTCGCAGGACAAGCTGAAGTCGTCCATGGACGGGCTCACCAAGGCCATGGAGAA